CATACCCTGCGCCGCCATTACATCAGTAATGGTCAACGTCTCGCTGCTGGTGGACGGAGTCTGGTCATTCAGCTTAGGTGACTTAGGGGAATAAAACTTCGGCAATGATTCAAGATTCATACTCAGCACTCCATACACTTATGCTTTAACAATTACGCCGATCGCCAGCGCCCGATCCATAAAACGCAGTAGCAGCTCAAGCTGCGTACCATGCTTCTGCTCGAATGCCGGTACATCGGCGTGTAACTCGTCGTGGCACTCTCTGCACAGAGGGATCACGAAGAGGTCATGGGCTTTTGTTGCTGTCCCCCCCATACCGTGCCCTACGATATGGTGCGGATCATCTGCTGGCCGTCGGCAACACTCACAGGGTTGTGTTTTAACCCAGCGGGTGTACGTCTCATTTACCCAGCGGCGACGTTTTGGCCTGAGCATGAAAGATTCTGGCGACTCTGGATCAACAGAGAGCGTGAGAATCTTCTTCGCCTTCTCCTGCACGAGGCTGGCTGCTGAAGCGGAAGGCACAATGTCGCTTTCCCTCATGACTGAGCGGATCTTCTCATCTGGAAGCCGTAACCCCTTGTGCGCGACGCTTTCCGGTATAACATCAGCCAGATCATTCCTGACCATCCACCAGCACAGTTCCGGTAGCGTCAGGATATGCGACTCGGGAAAACCAGAATCACGGCGAATGACTTCCAGAATCCAGGATACCAGGTTTCCTGACGCTATACCTGCAAGCTGTTCGGTATGCTGCCCGGACAAAGTGTGATCACAATGCCAGCACAGGCGAATGCACCCTGGTGGGTGCCGCATTGTTGTGAAGTTCTTGTCGTGCCACGATGAATGTGGCCACTGGCATTCAAACCGAGTACTCAACCATTGCTCAAGGGAAGGAAGCCCACCGGCACGCTGAATAACCCGTTCATTCTCGAACACCTGCCGCATTACCGGATCATCAGCCAGCGGCTGAATGGCTGCGGGAACAGCCCCGGTACTCAATGACGCCATTTCTTCTGGTTCAGGCTCAAGCAGTACGCGACCACGCATGAAGAGATGCATCAGTTCCGCACCGGGACGGAACAACACAACCCCCATACGATGAGCGATTTCAGGAGTTAACAAAGCCCTCACGCCGCCTGCCCCCCTGCAATATGTTCAGCCCACAAACCACCAATCCAGCGTACCCCCTTGGCAGTGAAACGCGTCTGGCTGAATGCGTGATTAGATGCACTCGATGTTCCCGTCTTAACTTCAAATCTTCCCGCGGAAATGTGCTGCGCCATAGGGGTAAGTGTGCCGCCGAGGCGATACAGGATATTGCGTTCAATAAGGAACAGGCGGAACTCAGTTTCTTTTGCGTTGAGCAATTTGGCTACCTGCCGGAATGACATGGAACCTTTTGCAGAGCAATAACGATCAACAAATTCCACTTTTGGCGCTGCGGCTGCCAGCTGGATTGTCAGTTGCTCTTTCTGCTCGGCTAAATCAGCAGCCAGGCGAAGCGCTTCCGGCAATGAGCGGGGAACACTGACACTCTGCCCTTCTTCCAGTTCCTGCCAGCGATCGACAACCGCGGCGGTAAATTCAGGTGAAAGTCTGGCAACAATCACCAGAGATTCGCGTTTGTTAAAACGATACTCCTGGTACACATTACCGTTATGCTCAAAATCGAACTGCGCCAACGGCGCGGTTAAAATTCCCGCAGCAACAAGACGCTCAGCCGAACGTTTCACGTCACTGTGTTTACTCTGAACCAGATCCGCAATATCACGGCTGGACATTGTTACAACACCATTCACGATTAACTGGCTCATACTTTTCTCCATATCAGGCGGCTGCACCCGCCGGTTCATATCTGCTGATTGTTATCTCTACCCGACCTTTCGGCACAACGGGCCCCCATTCCACCAGCATGCGTTTAACCTGGCTGTCGTCTTCCCAGACCCCCGCATGCGTCAGCGCGTTATCTTCGGCTGTGTACCATGCCGGGCACTTGGTATTGTCATCGTCTGCAAACAGATCCAGCACCAGCGGACCGAACATGGCATTGATACCCCAGACAAGTAAATCTGGAGATCGCCATTGATCGCCAACATCTTTCAGATAATGCGCTCTGCGGTTGCGCAGTTCTGCCAGCACCTGGCAATATTTATTTGTCGTCATTGGCGAAACCCCGAATTTTCTGGCAATGAATAATCAACCCCCTGGAAACTTGAACGGGCAAGCGCCGTAGTTACTGGCTGCTTTTTCCCCCATTCATCGCGTGGTGGCCTGCCCCGGCTTTCCCAGCGTGTGGCGCTTTGCAGATAACCCTCGAACTTCTTCGGCCCAAACAGGGTTTCGGGGCGCATGTACTGGTATTGCTCGTCGTTGTCATGCCAGTGCTCATGTTTCAGATCGATGACCAGCTTCAAATCACTGACGCTGTACCCGTCGCGCAGCCGCCCACGAATATTTTCGAGAGAGGTTTTTGATTTCTGGAAACGGGAGCCGCTTACCCGGTTCAGGTGGGTTAAAACCTCGATGGCCTGATCGGTAATCGTCACTTCAGGGTCGGGTTCCACAGGAACCGGACAAGAGGGGTTATTCTCCTGTGTAGTCTCCTGAGTATTCTCTGTGTAATCTCCTGTATGAAAGTTTGTGGGATCACCGCAGGCTTGTTCGGTGGGTTGCCCCGAACTTGTTTGTAGAACTTCCGCATTCTTGTTTGCGGCATCACCGCAATCCAGTTTGCGGGACTGCACCAATCCAGATTGCGGGGTTTCCACATTCTGGAGGTTCCGCAATCTGGTTTTATCCTGGCTGGCCTTCTTCACTGGCTTCGCCGTCTCCAGAAGAAGCGCTTCAAGCCGTTCGGTATTGATGCGGTAGTGCATTGTTGCAGGTACGCCCCGGCGGTCTTCTTCCAGCACGCCAAGTGCCACCAGGCGTTTACGCGCTGTTTCCTGCTCGTCACGCGTCAGCGCCGTCTCTGATGAGATATCGGCCTGGGTTTTATACATCCATCCGCCATCCATTCGGTTATGCCAGTAAACAAGCTGGGAAAGGAATACTGCCGCAACCGGGCCAGCCTTTACTTTCCCTGCTTTTAACTTTGCAAATGCCGGGTTATATGCGATCGGACGGTCAAGAAGCTGAATCAATGTGCTCACTTGTCTATCCTCTTGAATCTGGCACGAAAAATAATTTTTGGCGCGGCGCACTCCCACTCATAACCGGCGCGACGGTAAATAACGCGCTGGCGATCGTGATCGTACCCGGTAACATGGACAATGATTCCGTGGTGATCCTGGTAATACTGGTTAAGTGGCTGAATATTCTCTTCCATATCAGCCTCTCATCAGTTCTGAAGCGTAGCGATCAGCTATCCACTGGACGCCGCGGGGCGTTACTCGGGTCTGCGTATAGGCATGACCAAACTCAGATGAACCGGTTTTTACAGTGAACAGGCCATCACGCTGGCGCAGTGCGTGTGGAAGCAGATTGCCGGACTGTCGGAAAAGGACTTTGTCGCGCACCAGAGCATCAATCATCGCCTTTTCAGGCATATTGAGGATCTTCGCGGTCTCCCGCAGGCTTTTCGCACCACTGGCCTCTACATACTGTTCTACGAATGCCACTTTTGGCGCGTCCTGTTGCACCTTGCTTACCAGCGCCGCATTCTGCTCTGCCATATCAGCAGCCAGGCGAAGTGCTTCCGGTAGGGTCTGCGGCAGCGGCGTATGCCCCTCTTCTAACTCTCTCAGACGACGGATAATTTTCATCCGCAGCACTGCACTGTATCCGGTGATTAAGCATTCGGTATGCTCACGATCAAGGCGAAACTCTCTGTATTGCTGACCATTCTGTGGGTGTGTCCAAATATGGATATACCCTTCAGAGCGTTCCCCAAGCTGCTCCAGCATTGTTTCGATGTCCCGGCAAACATGACCGTGTTGCTTGCCAGTCAGCGTAGAAATTTCTCGACTGCTCATCGTTACGCGACCGTTAACCAGCAAAGGTGCTGGTGCCGGAACATTAACCCCGTTTATTTGCTGAACCATTGCGCCGCCCTCCGGTTAAATACCCCCACAATTGCGGTCGCCCGACTGTGGTTACACGTAACCCAGCGGTTTGATACTCTGCGCTCATACCGAAACGACGGTGAACCCGGAACAGAAATCATCCTGAGTTGCGGTAAATGAGAATTTACGATTAAATTGCTCATGCGGATTATTTCTCCATACTCGAAGAGTTGTTCGCCAAGGCGCCCGGAGCTGCACACTCGCGGGCGTCACTCTTTTCTGGAAGGCAATAAACTCGTGAAATCAGGTTCAGAAACGTCATAAGCGTTACCCGGAACTGGTAGGCGATTTCGTTCAGACTGTCCCACTCCCCTTTATCAACCACACCATCATCGATGTATCGACGATATGCGTTAACCAGGTCACCAAGCCTGCCCACCAGCTCAGCCAGCTTTAAGCCAATCTCTTCGTTCTCTGTTTCTGGTGCCGCACCCGGGATATGGATCCCGTTATCTGTTTGGCGAGAAAACGCATCAGCTATGTAGCTAACACCGGCTGCTTTCTGTAGTACCATTGCCCATCCCATAGGGAAGATCTGATCCCCATCCACACGAAGGCGGTTAAACAGCGCATTCTCTGTTACCCCCAACCATTCCGCCGCCTCAGCATATCCACCAGGCAGATCGGTAATCGTTTTTTTAATCGCTACCACCAGCCAGCCTGGCTGACGTTCAACTTTCCAAATAGGTTCGTTACCCACGGTTAACCCCTTGATTCTGTGGTTATGATTAAGCTGCTGGATCTGTAGACTTTTGGAAAACATCAGGACGCAGTCTTTCTTTTGGGATGCCAGTAACGCTCTCAATGTGCTGAGATTGCTTTATTGGCGGCCTTTTTTCTCTGTTGAGCCAGTTCCATACCTGTTGTTGTTTAACTTCCTTCCCGGAACTTGCAGTAAGTTTCCGGGCCAACTCAGACTGGCCACCAGCAGTTTCAATTGCCTCTGAAAGGGCTAACTGCTCAGGTGTCATAGTTTTTCTCCTGTGGTTTGAGGTAAAAGTTGTTGGCATCGTTGATTATACAACCTTAACAACTTTTATCACAACTTTTAGGTGTTGGAAAGCTAAAACATAAAGTTGTAATCTCGCCTAGTACAGGGGGATAAAGTTGTGAATACACTTGCGGAACGACTAAAAATAGCCAGAGAAAAGAAAGGCATGAGCCAGGCTCAGTTAGCTGAGCTAATAGGCCTGTCTCAACAATCTGTGGCGAAAATTGAAAATGGAGATACGCTTCAACCTAGAAAGATCAAAGATATAGCGAAGGCTTTAGACGTCTCCCAAAAATGGCTACAGCTCGGAATTGAGGAGAATGGCTCTATTTCTGATTTTGTAGTTGAGGAACTTGAAGAAGCCAAACTTGATCCTGAAGTATTTGCCAACATCCCCGTTCTCGACGTTGAGCTTTCTGCTGGCAATGGATGCGAAGCCGAAATTGTGGAATCAGTTGTTGATTCGTTCCCTCTTCGTCGTTTCGATCTTAGAAAAGCTGGGGTCAGTCCTGCTAACGCAAGAATCGTAAAGATTTGGGGCAACAGCCTTTTGCCAGTATTGAATAATGGGGATCATGTCGCGATTGACATGTCACAGTCGAAACCTATCAGAGATGGTGATTTATACGCTGTTAGAGATGGGGTCTTACTTCGAGTTAAAGTGCTTATCAATCAATCAGATGGTGGTTTGATACTACGGAGTTTCAACAAAGAAGAGTACCCGGATGAAGTGCTCAACTTTGATGAAAGAAGAGCCAGAATACACGTTATTGGTCGCGTATTCTGGTCTTCACGTTCATGGTAGAGCGTCAAAAAGCATTTCTTCTGAAATGATTTTTAACTTAGCCCCTTCATCATCTCTATATGAGACTGCTTTTTCTATTTTCCTTCCGTGACTGGAGAACTTCCAGTCACGCGAGGAAAGTGTACCAATTACGAGAAAATCGATTTTCTTTGTGATTCCGCTGGAAATCAGTCCATTATTCCTTTTAATTAGGTCTTCCACATGGGCTCTCTTTCCTGCCAAAAAAACGCCCGTTAAGCAAAATGTTTTATTTTCAACAGAAACTTCAGCAGTATTGTCTAATGGTAATTTAGTAGAAAGCCCATCTACGACGCCGCTTGCAAGGTCACAACCAGTAAAATCCACCAGCGCCTTGTGTAGATTTTCACTTTCTTCAGTGGTGATGATCCCATCGCTCAGAATCTCTTTTACTAAAGCGTATAGCTCCTTTCCTGGGTAATTACTTTTTAGCGCCCCGTTCTGCGTTAACCACCAGTCAAGGTATCTCACTTCTTCTTCACTTAAGGTTCGATCTGATATTAAACCCTTGCAAAGACCATTCAACAGATGCAGATCTGACTCACTGGAGAATAAATCCACATCGGGTATATCAAGTATTTTTCTTTGTATATCATTAAGATGTCGTTTTAACTCACTACGTTCATCATCAGAAACAACACCATCGGCCAGTATTTTAGAGACCCTAGTGCTTAGACTCTTGATAACACCATTTCTAATGGTTTGGTTGGCTTCAAGTAGCCAAGTATCAAGATATAGCACCTCTTCGTCCCGTACATGTCCATCGGCAAGAATCCCATCGATGATGCTGATTAAATTGGCAAAAAGCTTATTTCTATTTTGTGTGTAGTTAAAAACGTAGAGCTTGTCTTCCATACAGCCTCCTTTTTTTGAACATCCTTGCATTCAGACGCCCTACAATCAAACCACATAAAGTTGTTGACACAACCATAGTTCACAACTAAATTACACCTTAAAGTTGTTATGATGATTTGCAACATTACAACTAGCCATAAGAAACAGCGAACAGGCAGGACGCCCACGAAGTAGCCGCCGGTGGCGTATGAATGACCGGATGATTCGCTGACAGGTATCTTCGGGAGGGGTAACAGAGGCGCGGCCTGATTAACCGCAACTCGTAGTCAAATTCCTATAGCTGGTGGCAATACCCAAGCCAGGAATACCGAAAACCAGTAGGAGTGTTAGGGAGCATGGCCAATCACCACCTTAGCACCCCGCCCGAAGATACCTACCACCGCGCCTGATGTGGTTAAAAGCAGGCTAAAGCAATAAGAATTACATCCCTGTTCTGGCGGCCCGGCGTTTTCCCGTGTATTTCCGGCTACCGCCAGCCTTTTCGGGGAATAACAGCCTGTCACGGTAAGCATCTCGCAGGGTTCTTACCGGGACTGGAAGAGTTACCACTTGGAGACGGTCCTTATAAATGTCCTGGACAGTGGCGCTGACGACGGAGCGATAACCGAAGGTTGTATGCCCAACTGGAGGCATTGACTACCTGGAAAGATGGGGAGCATGAAAGGCTAAAGGGGCGGCTCTTTCATGGTGATCCCGCCCAGTTGGTGAAAAGTCGTGATACGTCTTCATTCCAACCATGCTGGCTGTAAGGTCAGCACACAACGATGAGAGCATTGACGAGCAAGGCATAACGGCAGGTTCAATCCCTGCCACCGCTATACAGATGGCGGTGATGGGCAACGAAAAGGTCCGTTCAATTCGGACACCGGCAGTGCTCTCTTCGTTGTGGTGAATGCGCAGGCTGATGCGCTAAACCGTGAGGGAGTGTCCCGAAAGGGTACGTCACTGGTAATCAACCCATGCCGGAATATCGCAGCACCGGCCACCACAACCAAATCACGCTTAGGACCGTGATAACCGTAGTTCCAGTATTGCTGTGTGTAGTCTTGGCGGTACCAGGGTCTTCAACCTTATGCAAGGGGGACGAAGATAATGTTCTACCTCGGTACCGCCCTTTTTACACAACAGACAAGGGCATCACCGGGCGACGGGCTCATAACCCAACCCGCCCGGGCAGGAGTAAGGCGATTGCAGTCGCCGACCAATGCAGGTGCCCTTCTCTGTTGTGTATGGAGAAAGTTCGGCGGTGGCAGCCGCCATAACGAGGGTAAAACCATGAGTAATGACCGCATGACCGTAGTGCCCGACTTTTTGGGCGAGCTGGATGCCGGCGTGTTCATGAACAAAATCGCGGCAGCACTTAACACCACCGCGCTTGGCGTTCTGAACAACGGCAACAAAGGCAAAGTAGTCCTCACCTTTGATTTTGAGCGCATGGGGAATTCCGTTGAAGAGAAGCTCGTCAAGATCAAGCACAAGCTGAACTACAGCACCCCGACACCGCGCGGTAAAGCCTCAGAAGAGGACACAACCGAAACACCTATGTGGGTTAACAAAGGCGGGAAGCTAACCATCCTCCAGGAAGATCAGGGGCAACTGTTCGGGATCACCGGCGCGGTGGACGGAAAGCTTAAAGCGGCTCAGTGATCAGCAGCAACAAACTCACTGACACCACTTCGATCATCTATTAATAAGGAATTTTTATGTCTCAATTAGACGGCAACGCTATTCAGGAAGTTCAAAAGCTGGCAATCGCTGGCCTGTCAATCGGCAACATTGATGCCACTGAATGCCCGACAGCTTTGGTTCCTGAAAACGCACAGATTGAAAGCCTGGAACGCTTTAATTCCCAACGTTTCCGTTTTCGTGGCGCCATGACTACAACCAGCATTGATGACTTTGTCCGTTACTCTATGGGTTACGCTTCCGCCGACGCACCAGCACGTTGTTTCATTGACGCCGACAACATGTCAGCGCGCTCCGTATTCAATATCGGCACGCTGGATAAACCGGGACATGCTGACAATGTTGCAGGGATCAGCCTGAAAAAAACTGCGCCATTCCGTGCGCTGCTGCAAATCAATGGTGAACGACTGAGCCAGAAGCAAATCGCCGAGTGGCTGGAAGACTGGAGCGATACCCTTACTGCCTTTGATGCTGACGGTAACGTGTTGTCCATTTCCCATGCCGCTGGCGCCGTTCGCCGCGTCAATATCAAGCATGTGCAGGAATCTGACCACGAAGATGAAGATTTCAGCGGTAAAAAATCGCTCATGCAGAGCGTGGAAGCCAGCAGCAAAGACGTTATGCCTGTCGCTTTCGAGTTTAAATGCGTCCCGTATGAAGGACTGGGTGAGCGCCGATTCAGCCTGCGTAACAGCCTACTGAAAAGCGGTGAACCTTGCTTCGTCCTCCGTATCGTACAACTGGAAGCCCAGGAAGAAGCGATCGCAAACGAATTCCGCGATCTGCTGATTGGCAAGTTTGACGGTAAGCCGGTCGAAACCTTTATCGGTAAATTCAGCGCGTAATTGCACAGCCTTAATTACCCCATAACCGGGGTAATTAGTGAAGCGTAATTCCATTAATTATCGCCGCCCGGCGAGGGATTCGTGCAACCAAAATCTGCGCGGTGCAGCGCGCCAATATGGAGAAAATCATGAGCTACATTCAGACATTATCCGGCAAACACTTTAATTACCTCGATATCCAACAGGACGATATCGTCATCGAGGATATTGCTACCGCGCTGTCTCATATCTGCCGTTTTGCTGGGCATCTTCCTGAGTTTTACAGCGTCGGCCAGCATAGCGTTTTAACCAGCCACCTCGTTCCGCAGGAGTTTGCCTTAGAAGCACTGCTTCATGATGCCGCCGAAGCCTACCTGCAGGATATTCCCTCACCGCTTAAGCGCCTGTTACCGGATTACCAGGTGATCGAAGCTCGCGTAGACGCTGCTATTCGCCAGAAATTTGGCCTACCAACGGAGCAACACCCAACAGTGAAATATGCCGATCTGGTGATGCTCGCCAGCGAACGCCGCGATTTTGAGATTAACGAAGGTTCCGTGTGGCCATGCCTCGATGGCGTTGTCCCGACGGACCTATTCATCATCAATCCAGTTCGTCCAGGCCAGTCATACGGCATGTTCATCAATCGCTTTAACGAGTTGATGGAGCAGCGTCAATGCGCCGCATGAGGGTAAAAGAACTCGTAGCGGAGGCTTTTGCCTCCGTTGCTGAATTGCCACCAAAGCACGCAGCGCTAATGCGCGAAGTCGCCACCAGACTGGAAGCTACGTTCGCAGCATTAACAGAATCATTAGCGAAACTGGAACAGGAACGTAAAGGTAAAACGCAATGACCGTATTTGAATATCTCCAGGCCCACCCGAACGCCACCAGCGGTGAAATCGCAAGATCGATGGGTAAAAAGACGCCAGCCGTAGCCAGCGCGCTATCTCAGCTTTATGCAACAGGGAGAATTGTTAAGTCTGGCGCACGCGGTGGGATACCGACATACCGCGTCAATGATCTGCCGTTTGGATGCAGCAATAACTTAACGCTGATATTTAACCAGCTTCTGCGAAACGTCCGCAAAGGAGCAGCCCAATGAGCACTGGTATTGAACTCATGCAGCACGCGCTGGGTATCAACGAGCGCAACAGGACGCCGTACCGCAACTATTTCCTTGCTGGCGATGGTCATACGGACAACTCGAAGTGGCAAGCACTTGTTGCTGATGGCTGTGCCACTTCTCGTCCTGCGCCGGATTTCGTTGGCGGTGGTGTTCTCTATCACGTCACAGATAAAGGCGAAGAGTTGGCGATTGCTGCGTTGCCTGAGCCAAAGAAAAAGACACGATACGAAGATTACCTGGATGCAGATAGCTGCCTGTCATTCAGTGAATGGTTGTTGGGCTACCAGCTTCCAGAAGTCGAATATAACCATCATGGGAAATGCCGGATGTACCGCTGCTCATACGATGCGGCATATGGATATCCACGTCGTGATGTTGAAGGCGAATGGTGCGACACCAAAAAATCGGCAAAGGCCAGTTACAAAGAGGCGCTGCGGAAATCAAAACAGGAAGCCGCCCAATGAGCACTGGTATCCAATCACTGATTGATGCAGGCGCGTTGTTCGTCTCTAACCATTCGGGCGGAAAAGACAGCCAGGCGATGTTGATCAAGCTGCTTGATGTCATCCCTGCGCGTCAGCTTGTCGTTGTACATGCATCGCTGGGCGCTATTGAGTGGCCTGGCGCGCTGGAACTTGCTCGCGGCCAGGCAGAGTCTGCCGGAGTACCGTTCATCGTTGCGCGGGCCAGCAAAACCTTGTTCGAGATGGTAGAGCGTCGCTTCGAAAACCGCCCAGAAGTTCCAAGCTGGCCGTCTGCCAGCACCCGACAATGCACCAGTGACCTGAAGCGCGGTCCCATCCAGCGCGAGGTTCGCAGGTATGCAAAGGCCAATGGTTTTAAAACCATCGTTAACTGCCTCGGCCTGCGCGCCCAGGAATCGCCAGGGCGAGCTAAGCGCAAGGCATTGAGCAAGATGGGGATAAGCAATTCGGTGAATACCTGGTTCGAATGGTTGCCGATACATGAACTCTTAACCGGAGAGGTGTTCGCCACAATTCGCAATGCGGGACAGCAGCCGCACTATGCCTATGCACTGGGGAATGAACGGCTGAGCTGTGTTTTTTGCATTATGGCTAGTCGTAACGATCTGCGGAACGGCGCCCGGAACCATCCTGAACTGCTGGAGAAATACGCGACTCTGGAGAAACGGACTGGCTACACAATGCATATGAATCGCATACCTATTCGCGAGTTGGTCACTGATGATGAAAAACAGGAGCGTGCAGCATGACAGTGCAAGAGGCAATGAAACTTAGCGATAAAGAATTAATGGCTCAAGGAAAAGAATCTCTTAAGCGCTGGCATCAAGCATACCAGCACTTTAGTTCAACCAAAGAATTTGCAGAGCGCTGCGCTAGTTTACTGGAGCGTGCAGCATGAAAATCGACAAACAGGCGCTGCGTAAAGCGGCAGAAGGCAATGTTAAATATGCCCAGATGTTTATTAATCCTCGCGATGTGCTGGCGCTGCTGGATGAGCTGGAAGCGCTCCAGTCTTTCCGCACTGCATACATGGAGTGGAGCGATAAAACCGATTGGGTGCAGACGGATAAGCGGCTTGACGTCATTAAGCCGTGGGGTAAGCACCGCGCCGACGTTCTGAAGCTCTATATCGATCATCTGGAGTCAAAGCTGGAAGCCAAAGAAGAACAGCGAGCTAACTGGTTTCAGATGGCGCAGAAGTTAGGCGAGGATTTGGATGCCGCAGAGAAGCGCATAGCAGACTATCACAGGGTGCTAAACAATCTCGCCGCTGTCGCCCGTCGCTATCTGCCAGATTATGACGAGCATCCTGATATTCAGGCCGCAGACGACTTGTTAGAAAGCGCCGCTGGCATCGGTGAGGGGGAATAAATGGGAGTCATTGAGGGCTATAGCGCTGACCTTTACTGTGATTGTGATAGCTGTCAAAGCGGTGAGGAATGCAGGCCGAAATATGCCGATTTCGCTGGCGATGATAAAGCAGCAGTAAATCGCCAAATAAAGCTGGCTGGTTGGAAAGTTTCGAAAGACCGCATGAATTGCTACGCACCGGGGCATGCGCCGAAAGGGGGTAAAAAATGACCACTATTACCAGGGAACGCCTTTAATGGCTTTCTAACATTTCTGGCCGTGATGATATCGAAGATATCTGCGGTGATGAAATTCGAGAGCTGGCGCGTATCGCGCTGGCATCGCTAACCGCAGAGCCTGCAAAGTGCGGGCATGTAAATTTGGATTGCGACGACGGCAAAGCCGTATGCCTGTCCTGTGGAAAGGTGTGGGAGGTTTAAATAATGCAATTCACCAAAGAGCAGTTAATAGCAAAACTTCAGCACCGGCTTACAGTAGCTGCAAAATACCCAGAAGTTGAAGAGGCTGAACTTGATGCGGCTATCTTCAAAATCGCTCTGGCATCGCTTGAGGCTGGCAGTGACAGCAACAGCCACCCGGCGCACGGCCCGCTTACGACCGAGCGACTGCACCAACTGCGCGACGCGTTCCTGCGTACTCTTCAATACTCGAACGGCGGAAATATGAATTACATCATCGCTGATGCTGTGAAAGCGATTGCTGAGTTGATTGCAGCGAGGAAGGCGGAGCCAGTAGCAGATGTCGTTTCCTGGGCATCGCCGAATGAGGAAAGAACCTGTGATATACGCTGGCGTCGCCATGATGTCGCGGCGGGCCCGCTCTACACCACCCCGCCATCACCGGTGACGATAGACGAGCGCGCGGCATTCAACGCATGGAATAACGAAGACAATCTCCCCATCGCTGGGGTTGGTGCGAAAAACGCTGCATGGTTAGCATGGCAGGCCCGGGCCAAGTTGGGTAGCCCGCCAGCGCCGGTAGAGCCTGCAACTCTTCCGTGCGCCGTTGAGTTAAAGCCAGGTCTTATCATTGGCAAAGGCTGCAAAACAGAAACTTTGCTGACTGCTCTGCAACGTCGCGCCGACTATTACGCTGAAATTGTCGCTATGACGCCAGAAGAACGCGCAGAACATGACGCCAATATCGAAGCATTCAAAGCCATGTTGCCGCAGCCAGCGCCGCTAACAGTTCAGTGCTGGTCTTGCAGAGATGAGATTGAAGTTTCCGCGATTGGGGATTGTGATGGTTACTGCCCGAAATGTAACTCGCCGATCGATCTCGATGAAGAGCCATACACCGCCCCGCCAGCGCCTGTAGTGCCGGAGAATTGCGTAACAGCAGAACACCGTCGCGTTATTGAAATGCTGCTCAATGTTTGCGGGGCCGCATTCGAACTCGCAGATGATAGCTGTCAGCAAGATGTTGATGGCGAAGAGTGCCACGTTGTTCCAGACGACGCATTTCAGAAGCTAAGTGATGCGCTGGACGAAATCGAAAACACTCTCCCGACAGAAGATGTCGACAGGCCAGACGTATTTCTTGCCTGGTCGGCAATGCCAAGGGCAGCGCTGAAATCTATTCTCCAGGCTGGCAACTCTCCGGTAACTCCGGATGGTTACGTGCTGGTCCCGAAGAAACTAACCGCTGAGAACGGCGCAAAGAGTGTGCTGTCCGGTGAGTTTTCAGAAACGAAATTCATAAACTGCCCTGAGTGTTTTGGTGATGATGAGTGCGAAACCTGCGACGGCAGCGGGAGAATTGAAATCACAGTACCTGTCACCTGGACAACTATCAAAGAAATCTGGGCTAAAGGCGCTGAGCATTTCGCAGCCGCCCAGCAGAAGCTGATCCCTACCACCAGCAACGATATTTAACTTTATCGCCCGGGTGCAGCCGGGCTTTATGGAGAAATAGCCATGGCAAAGCTGATGAAAGCAAGTCAATGGGGCAATCGTGAATTTACCAAAGACTCTGTTCCTGACAACCGAACTATTAAGCGTTGGGTCGAAAATGGTTTGCTCATGGGAAGGATCGTGGATGGATCTGTGTTTGTCTGCGAGACAGAAAAATGGGGCGTCGACTCAATGGTTAGTCACACGGTTCGCCAGTTAATTAATGAGGGCTAACCATGGCGGCAAGGCCAAGAAAAATAGAATACCGTCATCTGCCAGACTATCTGGTTTTTGATAAAGATCGCGGTGTTTATAAATTTACGCTGATTACGGGAAAGAAAAAGAATATAGGTAAAGACAGGGCTATTGCGATTGCTATAGCCCGAGAATATAACCTGAGAATGCGTCCAGCAACCTCACCTTCCATTGAAAATTTAATTAGAGAGTCTGGTGGAATTGCAGGTGAAGCAAAACCATTTGCCGAACATGTAGATCATATAATGGCGCGGGCTATTGAAGATGAACGTCCATCACAGAGCACTCTTGATGACTGGAATAATGATGTCCTGCGTGTGAAAGAATTTTTTATTAATATCCCTGCTTGTGATATCGAACTGGAGCACGTAAACGCATACATCAATCAATATCATGCTGATGCGTCGGCAAACGTACAAAACAGAAAAGTTAGCTTTCTGAAAAAGTTATTTTCTTATGCTGTCGATGAATCACTAATGTTTGAAAACCCGGCGACACGCAAAAAAATGCGCAGGATAGAAGAGAAAAAAAGACAGCGTTTATCTCTGGATCAGTTTACGGCAATCAGGCGAGCAGCTGAACCGTGGCTCAGAACTGCAATGGATCTGGCATTACAGACGACGCACGCAAGGCTGGAAGTTTCCAGAATACGCTACTCTATCTCGAAACCAAAAAACGGTGTTTGCGGCTGCGTCTGGCTGCCTCAGCCAGAAAATGGCATTTATGGAACGCTATACATTCACAGGCAGAAGGTGCAGAAAAAAGAAGCGTCACACGTTGCGATCCCAATTGGTGAAGAGCTAAAGCGGATAATAGACGACAGCAGGGATAGTGTAGCCAGCCCTTACGTTGTCCACAGAATACCAGACCGCCAGGTTAAACGGAGCAAAGAGGTATCTCATCCAACGCAAGTGGCCCCGGACTATTTAAGCCGGTCGTTTTCATCTTTGCGTGACAGTCTCGGGCTATGTGATCACCTCAAGATGGATGAAAGGCCAACATTTCACGAAATCAGAGCACTGGCCGCTCACCTTTTTGATAAACAGGGAATCGATCCGCAAGGCCGAATGGCCCACAGCGATGCGAAGTCGACGAAGATTTACACCCAGAACCATATCGACTGGGTTGTGGTTCCACACGGAGAAATTAAGGCGGGGTAG